AATCGATGAGGGGAGAAAACCGATTTCTTTTCTTAACGAACGCACTAATGTAATCGCCGGATTCGAGATTACCAGTTAATTCATTTATAGATGTGGTAGATAAAAATTGTTTTTTATCGTCGTTAAAAAAATCTTTTACGGACATTATTTCCTACTCAACTCGAAATCTAAATCTCTCTGGTTGCTCGACAAAGCTACCGTTTATCACATATACAAAGCTAATTTCATATACATCATCAGTTTTGAATACGTTCATCGGAAGATCAAAATAACTTCCGCTGGCATCATACGATAGTCTAGTTTGATTGCTGGATCCAGTTCCATATGCAATCACATCAAAATTATCCGAAATACGTGTAACTTTGTAATATGCATCGTTGATTATAGTATTTTCTATATCTTTTGAAGCTACACTATAAATAGTTGGACTCCAATCTTTGGATCTCACATATAGTCTAAAACGAGCTGTCTCCTGTGGGGAATAAACTGCTCGTAAATTGGTCAAGGTCGAAACATAAACATTATCAAAATTATAATTGGTGCTATCAAATGTTTGAACCTTGATTGCGGATCCGGTATGGTATTGTAATTCATTCTTGTGCCATACATCAAAAATTGTTGTAATCGCTGATGCTGTGTAAGCAAAAGAACATGAATAAATTCCTGTCTCTACGTGAGACGCTGTG